CAGCTTTATATTCCCCACAAAAACCAGAAACTTATCCACAAATCCAAGGCTAGACATCGAGTGGCCGTGTGTGGCCGAAGATTTTCGGAAAAAGTGTTTTACTATTAAACGAGGCAATCTCCCGATGTCTACAATTAGAGCATCAGATATGTTGGATTATCCTACCTCAGTTTTCGCAAGCGAAAGAGATTTACTGGGTTGACCCATCGGTTACGCAATACTACATGCCTCTCGTTCAGCACAAGGTTATTGAGAGGAATAGGACTGACCTTTCGCTTCACTTTTTGGAGAATGATTCATGGATACGGTTCAAGGGTTCAGATTACCCGGATCGGTTACGTGGGTCTGGGTTGGATTTTCTTGGTTTTGACGAGACGGACGATATTAAGGAAGAAGCGTTTGACGTTATTGCGCCGGCTTTAGCTGACTCACCGAACCACGAGACTCTTTATATAGGTACGCCGAAAGGATTGAGGAAACTACATGATTTGGCTTTACTGGGGGACCACAAACAGGAAGTTGAGACGTTTGGGAAAGATATCAAGCCTGACCCGGATTACGAGTATTTCCATTTCACAAGTTACGATAACCAGACCTGGCCTGAAAAAAGTATCGAGCGTAAATCGTTCGTAAAATACATCGACGACAGGAAACGAGAGGCGGAAGAACAAGGGAAATCACCATGGTTCCACCAGGAATACATGGCGAGTTTCGAGGAAGGTGCAGGGAGGTTCTTTGAGACTTGGACGGCACGTACTCATACGATACCAGCGTTTGAGCCACGTCGGGAATTACTGCGTGTTGGGGGAATCGATTGGGGGTATGCCGCACCGTTTGTGTTTCTATCAAGTGTGGTTATTAAAGTAGTGTACGACCCACTCAAGCATGAGAAAGAGTTCCCACCGTTCCATCGAGTAATAACATACCGTGAGTTGAGTGGTACTCAGGTATTACCGGGGGAATGGGCGAAACGGATATACGATAGTGAGCCATTGGACGCGTTTCGATACATTCGAGCCAGCCACGATATGTTTAAGCGTGGGAATGATGGGTCGGTATCGATCACAGACCAGATGGGTGAAGAAATGGGTAAGTATAAATTTCTCATCCAAGAAGCGAGTAAGGATCGGGTAGGGGGTTGGTCAGTGATGCGGCAATGGATGTCAGTTGCGGCGGATGGGTTACCGTATTGGCTGATTACGGATAGTTGTCGAGAGTTGAAACGGACCATCCCATTACAGACATACGACGAGAATAATCTCGATGACGTGGATGACAAAAACCACGGTATAAGCCATTGGATAGAGGCTGCCAGGTATAAATTAATCCACCTCAAATGGATAGACTCACACGCTGGGGTAGTATCTCGTGGTACAATTAGTAGACAGAAGTACGGAGTTAACTTGGGCAGGGTCGACCCTAAGAAGTTCATAGTTGATCCGGAGGACGTAGAACGATAATGGACTACGAAAAAACACTAGCAATAAAAATTGACGATGACTACACACTTAGGGAGTGTTTTATTGAGTTATTGAAGACACTTTGGTTGGAGGGAGAGGATTTTAGTGGAAAACGACCGTTTGGAGCTAGTAATTGGCAATGGAATGTTTACCGCGCATTAGCGAAAAACAAATTAATCAAAAACGTGAAGTATGACGAGGATGGGGACTTGGATGAGGTCGATTATCAGGAGGCGGATCAACTAATCATGGCGATATTGGACAATGGTTTCAAGTGAGTTGTATGGGCGGTGGCGGAATAGGTAGACGCTACAGATGGTAGATTACACTGATAACTGGGTTAAGCGAGTATTCGTAGCGTTCCCCAGCAGCCATCCCCGATGTTAACGTAATCATGTAGGGTGACAAGATGCACCGGTGCTATCCCTGGTAGCTTGAAAAAGTCCAGCAAATCCCTACCCGCCCAACTTATGTATAATTAGATGATGCAGAACCCTCGCCAGGATGTATCGGTGTACTTGCCTCCTGCACCTGAAAGAGGGGAACCTTCCGCCTGGTTTTGTCCGAACTGTAGGGATATTGTAGCTACTTACCAATACGGCAAGATAGAGACAATCGTAGCTGGTAGACCGCCAAAATGGAATGTACCGGTCGTAAATGTTATGTGTCGCAACAAGGGGTGCCGCCATGTGTATCACTTTTTAGCGATAACGGATAGGGTTTAATAATGGAACACGAGAACGAAGTAACCAATGTAAAGTTATCGCGAAAGCTCAAGGGGTTGGGTGTAGAGCAGTACGCGTATTACTCGCACTACTTCAATGCGGAGGAACCAACGGGCCATATCGTAGAAACGTCCACCTACAAAACTGCATCGAAAGAATTTAAGGACACTAAGTTGCTTTCGGCGTTTACGGTTACGGAACTAGGGGAATTGTTTGTTTTTTTAATTGAGAATGATTTAGTAGACGTAAAGGATGTTAATGGAAGATAAGAAAAGCACCCGAATCGGGTTGTACTGTGACCCACAACTATATAAGGATTTCAAAATAGCCCTCAACGAAAGTGGGTTTGATGTCAGTGGGTTTTTTGAGTTTATTGCTCGAGAGTTTCTAGCGAACGCCGATAGGATAGATAAAGATGTTGCTGGACGTATCCTTAAAAAACTCCAAAAATGAAGTGATAAAATAAGGTAAGAAAGGGAATTACCCGCTATTAAGGCGGGTTTTTTTATTTATGGAAGAACCTCAAGTCATAACACCGTTACCAGACCAGAATCTAGACCCGTTATCTATCGACATTAAGGACGAGGAATTTGCCCAAGTTGTAAGGACAAGGCGTGAGGCCGCCCAATCGTGGTACAAGAACAACAAGGATTTATACGATCGGCAAAAACTTAACAAGGTGATGTATCTTGGAATACAGGACCGGGATCGTGAGTGGAAAAAGTACGAGTCTAAGTTTCAGGATAACTTGATCTACGAAGGTGAGGCGTATATTAAACCGATTGCTTTGTCGAGACTTCCTGATTTATTAGTTGATCCGGGTGGGGGTAATTCTGGTGAGGAGATTAAGGTAGCAACGGACGAATTAACGGAGATGTTAAATACTTCGATACGGGAAAGGGAACACCGCCGGGCATTATCTCTGTCTTTCAAACACGTTCCTCTATATTACGCGGGTGTCATCAAAGCGGTTTGGAATCCCAAGAAAGGACGATACGGTAATTATGAGTTTGTCGTAGTCCATCCGGATAATATTGTTTTTGATACGGTTAGAAGTAACGATCCACAGAAGATGTCGTTCATCTCTGAAAAGGTTGAGTGGACGATTAAGGATGTATTGATGCGATTCCCGGATAAGGAGAAAGCGTTTTTCGATGCGCTGGGTAAAAAAGCAAAGATTAGTGACCCAGACGGACCGAACGAGAAAGAGATGGCTACTGTCATCGATGTTTGGGAAACTTGGTTCACCTGGTACAAAAAACGTGAGGATCGTTGGGAGCAGATCGATGGGGTGGGTTGGACGTATGAGGATTTAACGCTTCGTAAGATGAAAGATCCTAACTGGGACTACGATGGTGTTAAGAGAACTTTTGTGTTTGATGACGCAACAGGTGAGGAACGTGAGGTTGAGGAGCAGGAAATGCTTGAAGCTTTAGTCGCAGGGATACAGTTACCACTACGATCAAAAGAAACCTTCCGTAATTTCTTTGATGAGCACCGGAAACCATATATCGTGGTGGGATACGACCAACTTGGGGAGATGCCATACGATGAAACGAGCCGGATAGAGCAGGTTATTCCGCTTCAAGTGGAAAACGATACACGGGGACGACAAATTTCACGGATGGCAAGTGAGACCCGGGGGAAACATGTATTTTCTAAAAACTCAGGGATGGACGCTGGGGATATACAAAAAGTTGACCTAAATGATCCAGACAAGGATCTACTGGTCGATGGTAAATTAAACGAAGTTCATGACGTTATCAGAGGTGAGCAACCATCTGCCGCGTTATTCCAAGAACAGGACCAGAACCGGAGTAAGGTTTTCTCTAAGCTGGGAGTTAACGATACAACTCGGGGAGAGGTAACAACGGATACCGCAACGACTTCACAGATCGCAAGGGAATCAGATTTTGGTCGGATTGATGACCTCACCGAAGAGACAATCAATTTCGCCGCTCAACAAATGGGTGAATGGGCAATGCACTTCATGAGATTGAGGTATACCCGGGAACACATCATTTCTCAGGCAGGTGAAAATAGTGAATTGGTATTTGATGTACTCCATCGGGATTTAGTTGGGGATGGTATGGCAGTTAAGGTGTCCGCAAGTGGGGTAGATAAAGCGAACCGGAAACGTGAAGCGGAGAATCGAGCACAACTAGCGTTAACTGATCCGTTGTCTTTCTTTGAGGATACCGAGGCGAGTGATCCAGAACAGCGTACCGAACGGCTCATGTTATTTAATATAAGTCCAGCGATGTATATAGAGAAATACCTCAAGGGCGTGGACGGGACCGAGGGATTAGTACAGGCGTTACAACAACAACCAGTGGCGGGACAACCCCAACAACCTGGTGGTGAGGCAGGGATGATGGGTGCGGTTAACCAGGAACAGGCGGCTTTCAATCAAGGACAACCGCAACCACAGCCACAGATAATTAATCCGACTCAACAGGGAGGGTTTGGAGTATAACTTACGTGTATAATTAGAGTATGGCCGACGAACCCAAAACCCCAACCCCAGCAGAAAACAACCCCGAACCGACTATTGATCCACCCGTTGATACTCCACCGGTAACACCTGAAACACCTCAAGAAGATCCGGTTGGTGAACCGACACCCCCGGTATCACCCGAACCAGAAATAGATATCGTTGCGTTGAAAGAAAGTATAACCAATGAGGTCCGTGAGGATGTCATTGGTAATATT